CTGCATTTCGTACGCGAACGTGCAGTTGTTCCAGAACTGCACCGCTCAATATGAGGTGCGTCAAATCACCGAGGTGCAGACCGTGCCTGACGGTCATATGATGCCTCCGATGTGGGGCTCCCCGCTGATGACCGGCAGCATCACCCTGTCAGGCGACGACTACGCCAACTGGGGCAGCGACGACAACTACATTTACGAGCAGATCGCCGCCAAGCTTGGGCTGACGTTGCTGCCTCTTTTAGAGAAGGAGGCTTGACGATGTGTACCGGGTGTACTACACCTTTATGCGCATGGCTCAACCCACTATCAGCGAAGCGGTCGCTAAGATTAACACCGAGCGTGAGCTCGTCGGCTCAAACATTAAGCAGCTTGAGGATAACATTAACACTCTGACCCAGCAGTTGAATCAGGCCCAGCAGAACCTGATCGCCTCTCGTGGAGCGGTCATGGCTTTTGAGCGGATGCTTTCCACATTCGCTCCCACCGGACCCGAAGGTGCTCTGCCTGACCTCGTTGACGTCAGCAACTAACAGGGCAAAACCCTAGCTCAGAGCCCATCCTCACAAGGGGGTGGGCTTTTTGTTTAGCGACTCCCTCTTGCTGCTGAAGACACATCACAGTACACCGTGAGTATGAGTTCGCCGATCACTGGCAAAGACTGGATTATAGCTACTGCTGGGCAGCCGTTTTGCGACCGGATGACCAATCTGCTCTCCCTCGCAACCAAGCTAAGGGCGTGGTTCGAGTGGGCTTTTGACTCTAGTGGAAGTGCTACAGATGAATTCAAGTCGATGTTCCTCCTGCCTCCAGGGGTAGTCATTCCCTATTATTCTACTGGCTCCGAGGAGGCCGTTAAATCGTCCGTGCTGCTATTGAACGGTGGTGACTCTTCCAGTCCGTACTGGAGGCTCTGCGATGGAACTAACAGCACCCCTGATCTACGCGGCCGAGTAATTGTAGGTTCCGGTCAGGGAGACGGTCTAACAAATCGAATCATTGGATCTACGTTTGGTTCCGAGACTCATACTCTTGTTCAGGCTGAGATTCCCGCGCACTCACATGCTCCAACAAGCAGCGCGATTACTTCAAACAAGATTACTCTGCATCCGGGTTATGCAGTTCAAGAAGCTGGTGGAGACCGTAACGATTCATATTCGTTTCAAAATTCTCCGCCAACATTTGCATCCATATCTGATCTGTTTGTAAGCGCAGGTGGAGGTGGCGCTCACAACAACATTCAGCCATCTATCGCTCTCTGGCACATCATCCGAACCAGCCGCACTCAATGAAGCGACTACCCGGCGTAAAAGAGACCAACATTCCGCTTAACACGGTCTCATTGGATCTAAGGTCTCCGGCTGGGAAGACCGGAGAGAGCTATTTCAGGCTCATTGTCAACGCGCTGAGCGAGCGCAACGGACGGTTGCGTCGTCTCGGTGGGTGGAGGGCGCTGTCGCTCAACAAATCAACCGATCAGAACATCACTTTTGCCATCGTAGGCGATCAGGGATGGGGCACTCAGCCTGAGGCTGATGTAGCCGCGATGATCAAGACGTGGAACCCGTCGTTCATTGCAACCGTTGGCGACAACATCTACGGAGCGAACACGGGGATGACACTGGCTCAAGCAAACGCGCTGTTTGCGAGTACCAACACCGTTCAGTACGTGGACTTCATAGCCGCTCAGAAGTTCTTCCCGTCGATTGGAAATCACGAGACGGATTACGACCCAGGATCAGGTCTCAATGCCGCTGCTCCTGTGTGGTATCGCTCTAAGTTCCCGTACGCATTTCAGGGCGGCACCAAGAACTACTACCGGGTCCACTATAACGAGGGTCCGGTTGAGCTTTTCGTGATCAGTTCTGGCCTGAGGACAGACGGCACTCACTTTGAACCGGACGGAGACACCGTTGGCAGTGTGCAGTACCTGTGGCTCAGACAGGCGCTAGAGAGCTCCACTGCAATGTTTAAGGTGGTGATATTCCATCACTCGCCTTACAGCCGTGGCAACAATTATCAGCCTGGGCTTACCCACATGCGGTGGAACTTCGGCGCAATGGGGGCAGACGCTGTGTTCAGCGGACACGAGCACAACTATCAGCGGTGGTTGAACCAGGACATCCCCTACGTCGTTACAGGGCATGGCGGAGCGCCGCTCACCGGGTTCCATAGCCTAGATCAAGCCGTTACGACGGTTGATAATCCAGCACGTTACGGCGCAATGCGTCTGACCACAGAGGGATACCGCCTAAAGGTTGAGGCTGTGATGGTAGATGGCACAATTTTCGACACGTTCTACATCACCAAGCGCAACAACGAAGACCTTCACGACCAGCTGTTGACCAACTTTGTGTTCCCGGCAGTCCAAGTTGATCTTCCTTCCTACCCGGTAATTGGATGGGGATTCGACGGGTCTTCTCCCGGCACCGTAACGTTTACTACGTTCACGGTTGAAGTGACCGAGCCTACGGCAGAAACAGGAATCGTCACTGGTTCTGAGGTTGAGATGCCTACCGTCTCTGTGGTGGCTCCCACTACACGAGCGTTTGCGCCCTACACGAACTACAAGTGGAGGCTGCCGGTTAAAGTTCTTGGCGCTCAAATAAATCCGCCCACTCAGGGATGGGTGGAAGCGTCTTACACCTCGGTCATTGCTGGTGGAACTGGTATTGTGAAGTTCAACACAGTAGAGGGAGCGAACCTTCCTGTAGGGGCCAACGTGTACGCCTATGCCGGTGCGCCTATGGACGCTGCGCAGTGGAATGCCACAGACGCGACCAGCCTAATCATGGCCTGGGACTTCAACGCTCAGGACAACATCTTCAACACTCCGACTAACACTATGGTCATCTTGCCATGAGTTCTCCCGAGTACATCACCTTCCTTGCCAATATTCGCGGAGAATCTGGGGACACTCGGCTTCTTGCTGGAACGCGGTCGCGCCTATTCTGCAACACTGGCTTGGATGGCAACTGGCGTCTCCTCTTGGCTAACTCAGGCGGAGATATTCCGGTAGCAGGTGTGCCTGAGACTCGATGGAAGAGCGCCCAGATGGGCAACATCGTGCTTCTGACCAATGGTGTAGATCAGCCTTACTGGTGGTCGTTTGAGAAGCCGTCCAACGACGACGGATTCTCCGCAGAGCTGATTGACGATCTCGTGGCGCTCGATATCTCGGCGGTGCAATGCGTTGCTTCGTGGCGCGGGTTTGTGTTCTTGGGCAACTCGGTCTCTGAGGGGCTGGTCAACCAGAACCGCGTCTACTGGTCCGACTTTAATGACCCACTCAGCTACACTCCCCTACCCGATTCTCTTGCTGGTTACATCGATCTTGGTTCTGACGAGCGTGTGTTGGCTATGGCTCCTCTGGGAGGGCAGTTTCGCGTCTACACCGACAAGGCCGTCTACGATGTCAATCTCGTTGGGGGAGACGAAGTCTTCAACTTCCGCGAGGTGTATCGTGGACCTCAAGTGCTGAGGTTTCCCAACTCGCTGATCAATCTGGGGGACTCCCACATCTACGGTGGTGAGGACACTCTCTACATCATCGGTGAGCTTGATCGCAGTCCCCGTTTGATCGACTGGATGTACCGTGCCGCAGGTGCGATCTACAACGGTGTGAGTGCCGACTATCTCGGAGGCATTCCCACCAACACACTTTCTGCGTTTGGCCCTATCAACCGCTCAGCTTGCCACCTACTAACTGGTGGTTACGATGAGGCCTCACGCATTCTTTGGTTCAGTTGGGCTGCTGATACTGATATTGTTCCCACCAAGTCCCTGGTGATGCAGATGGACATTGGTAAGGCATGCGTCGTGGACTCTGGGTTCACTGCGTTCTGCTCCCATATACCGTCCTACAATGTCAGCGTACGTCGATGGCTTGCCGACATGGGTATTTGTAATCCCGTACCTATTGCAAGTGAGGGGAACCCATCGCCTCAGAAGTACATCGAGAACAGTTCGCTCACTAGCATTCGTAATGCGACTGAGAACCCGAATCTTCCTGCGACAGATGGAAGTTCGGTCTGTGATGCGGTGACCGATAACCCGACTCTGGAGCCTGACTGCACACCGTGCGGCAATGGTTACAAGTTCATCATGGCGTCTGCTCAGGACAAGTGCCTGAAGGAGTACGATGCTTCCTACTATGCGCGTGAGCTCTGCACGACGGCCGAGAACCAGCGATCTGGATTGACGTGGACGGCCACCGATCATCCCACCAGCGTCGCTAACTACACAGAGTACGGTTACGTGAGCGTCATCCAGACGGACTCGATGGACGTGGGTACACCTAACAACAAGACGGTCAGCCGAATTGTGGTTGAGTATGATGCTCCCGACGTGCCGGACGATCTTGCTGCGAAGATCATTGCAGAGGTGGGTTATGGATCTCAGCCGAGGAAGCTGATCTGGCAAAGCTCAACCCCGCGACCCATCGACAGATTGTCTGCGGCTAGTGAAGCAGCGATGCTTGCCAACAACATCCGCCCCAACAAGGTGGCTTCGTTCCAATTCTTCCGAACAGGATCGCAAATCGCCTATCGATTGATGATCTCCGATGCGGCCAAAGGCCCCGTGAAAGGTGGCTCTGCGGCGCTGAACGAGATGAACGTGTCAATCAGGGGTTCGCATGGCGACTATTTCTAGCACAATGCGGCCAACGCCGCTTCACTGATCCACAGAAAAGAACCGACTATGGGAATTTCCAATCTTGGCGGCATGATTAGTGCGTTCGCTCCTGATAAGATCGAGCGAATGTACAACAACGAAGGCTTGCAAAAGCAGATCGATTCATCGATCGGCGGCATGGACCAGTACCGCAATGAGGCTGACACTGGCATCAACAATTACACGGGTGCAAATCGTCGCGCTATCGGTGATGTCACTCGCCTGAATCAACAGAGCGAGGGCGAGACAAACCAGATGCTCGGGAAGCTTCGTAATTCGAGCTTCCTCCAGGATCGAGAGCAGACTCGCGGCAGTGACCTTGCCGCACTGCATGGATTGCTTGGCCAATTGGGCGGAGGCACGTCTAAGGCTGACAAGATGGCGGCTTCCCGCCTCGGGTACGCTGGTAAGCCATCGAGCTCGTACATGGACAAACAGCGGTCGAGCTACATGGGTGCCTTCGGCGCTCCGATTGCTCAGCAGATCTTCGGTGGGTTA